AAAAACTATTAGATATAGCTAAGGAGGAAGGGAACAGTGATATTGTTGAAAAAATAGCTGCCAAATCATATAATCATGAACAGATTCCTTCCAAATTTTTCTTAAAATATAAAGATTTAATATAATGGAGAAACCAGATTTACCCGGATTATATAAAGAAGATCAAATAATATTTAATTCACCAAGAATTTTATTAAATGCTAAAGAGGATTTTATATTGGCATCATCCAAGAAGGGATATAACTTTTCCACTGAAGGGGGATTTCATATAAATGGTGGGGATAATACTGAAACTAGTATAACAGTTATTAATACTAAAGAAATTAATTTAGGGTTAAAAGCCAAAGATAATGGACAACCAGTTACTATGGCTAATGATACAGAGGTAATTTTGGGGGAGATTATAGATTCTATAACCCTCTTAATGAACTTATATAAGGGATTAATAGCCCCCTTAGCATTCGTTCCGATGGGAGCTGTTGGAGCTTCGGCCGCAGCTTTTCCACTTGTTGAAACCAAATTAAAAGGAATTAAAACGAAATTAGAAGCAGGAGCTATTAGGTCCAACATGGCCTATGTATTAAAAGACAGTTAATATGGGTTTAGAAAATACTATACAAAAATTCGTTATAGAAGCTATGGATGGGGTTATTAACAAAATACCCCAAAAAATGGATAAGCTAGGAGGTGGAATTAAATTACCCCCTCTCAAAGCAAGTCTTCTTACTTCCCCACCTTTATGTAAAAACCCCAAAATTGATTCCTTATTAAAGAGGGTCTCAAACAAAATTCCTTCCCCCGACATTATAAAATCAAGGATATGTGTTGCTCCAACAGCGGAAGGAGCAACTTTAAACTATAATTCTTTAAAATCTACATTAGATAAAAATAAAAAAATATTAGAAAAATTAAATAAACAAATAACTAAATTAGAATCCCTAATAGAAAAGGTAAGGATGGTTTTAGAGACAATATCAACCTTTCTAGATATATTGAGTATGGCGATAGGTGTTGCTAAATTATTAATAGTTGGTTTTGATAGTGCCCTAACAGCCCAAACAGTTCCCCATATCAACGGGTATACGGTGTATACTTTAGGAGATAAAAAGGATAAATTCAAAGAAAAAATAAAAAAATATGAGATGGTAATTAAAGGAATTAATATCTTATTAAAGATTATAATACCTTTATTAGAGGGACTTGAAAATGCTTTGGGAAATATAAAATCAGCTGTTGGTGGAGTTGATTCTTTAATAGAATCATCTGATAATATGATGGATTCTTGTTTAGAAGAAAATTTAAAAAGACAAATACTACCCACTGAAACTGAAGGGGTAGGTTTGGAAGAATTAATTAATATATATAATAATAATAGTAGTGGACTTATTAAAATAAGAGAATTTGAATCAGAAATAGGCTCTAAAAAAACAGTAAATTACACAGTAAGAAATATCCCTTCAGAGGACTTAGAAAATTAAATATTTATAATCATGAAACAGACACAGTTATTAGAAAAATTAATCAGAAGAGTAGTAAGAGAAGAATTTGATATGGCAGTTGAAAAACATATTACACCTATCAAAGAACAACTTAATGAAGTTTTAAACCAAAATAATGGTAAAACTACATTAAATGGCTCAGATTTGAGCAGTAAGTTAACTTCTATTAAACAAGAAATTGACCAAACATTTGAAGAACCCCCTACTCCAACCCCAACAAAAAACCAACCTAGTTTTAACCTTAAAAACAAAATATTAAATGAGGTTTTAAATAGTACAACATCAATTGATTCCCATGAAGAACCAGTTTCTGTATTAGATAAAATGAAACCAAGTATGGTTGCTGAATATGTTGATGATAATACAGTAGGCGATAATGCTACAACAGCACAATTACCTCCGAATTCGGGATTGGAAGGAATATTCAAAAGAGACTATTCAGAATTAATGAAGGCAATGGACGAAAAGCAAAACTTTAGACCTTAATGGCAAAAATTTTAACCCCCATAGCAGTAAATGATCTAAACTCAAAACAGGGTATAGGGATTGACTTGCCCTTTGATGGGAATAGGTTATTTGATATAAATTATTTAACAAAGGATCAAATTAAAGCTAATTTAATAAATTTATTTTTGACTTCTCCTGGAGAGAGATTACAAAATCCCTTTTTCGGGGTAGGGTTGAAAAAATATCTATTTGAAAATGAAATAGATGAGACATCAATCCAGTCTAACATCCAACAACAGGTAGATCAGTACATATATGGTATAACTGTTCAAAAAATAGATTTAAATTTGAATGAAGATGAAAATTCTCTCAATATAATATTTACTTATAGTTTCAAATTTGAAGAAAAACCCCAACAACTTGAAATTACTTTACAATAATGGCAAATTTATATAATCAATTAGATAGACCCGTACAAGATAAAGATATTAGATATCTTAATAAGGACTTTACATCCTTTAAATCGCAACTAGAAAACTTTGCTCAAGTATATTTTCCTAATACTTTTAACGATTTTTCAGATGCCCAACCAGGACAAGTATTTGTTGAAATGGCTGCTTATGTGGGTGATGTTTTGAGTTTTTATTTAGATACTCAACTAAAAGAACATTTTCTAACAACAGCTCAAGAAACAGAAAACATTTATGAGGCCTCTTACTTATTAGGATATACTCCTAAAATAAGTATCCCTTCAACAGCTATGTTGGATTTATATCAATTATTACCAGCAGTTGGGGTATCTTACACCCCCAACTATGATTATACCTTAGTGCTTGAAAAGGGTTCAGCTTTTGGCTCTGGAGATATTTCATTTAATTTAACAGATGATGTGGATTTTGGCTTTAGTTCTAGTTATGACCCTACAGAAATTAGAGTATATGAATATGATAATTTAGGAAATCCTAAATATTATATTTTAAAAAAACAAGGTAAAGTAAAAGAAGGAAACGAAAAGGAAGTAAGTCTTAGTGTATCTGGTCCTGAGAAATTTAATAAGTTATTATTTAATGATCCCTCTTTTATAGAAATGATTAGTTGTGTTGATAGTGATGGTAATTCTTGGCATGAGGTGCCCTATTTAGGACAAGAAACTATTTATGAAGAAATAGCTAATAAACCCAAATTTGACCAAACCTTATCTGGATTTTCAAATAAAACTCCTAGTTTATTGAGATTAAAAAAAGTACCAAAAAGGTACGCACTAAGAGTCAGAGATGGTGATGGGAATATAGAACTAATGTTTGGTTCTGGGATTTCATCACACGCAGATGAGACTATAACACCCAACCCTGATAATGTAGGAGCGGGTTTATTAAATGGATTAACACGTTTAAATTATGCTTTTGATCCTTCAAATTTTTTATTAACAAGAACTTATGGAGAAGTACCTACAAATACAACTTTAACATTTAAATACTTGTCAGGTAATGGGAATTTGGGTAATGTTCCTACTAATAAAATCAATGAAATAAGAAAGAAATATTATAAAAATAAAGAAAACCTCCACCCAGGGATTCTTGATTTCGTAGTAAAAAGTTTAGCAGTGACTAATCCTACTCCTGCAACAGGGGGATCATCAGGGGATTCTGTTGAAGAGATAAGACAAAATTCTATAATGAATTTTGCGGCTCAACAAAGAACAGTGACTAAAGAAGATTACTTACTAAGAGCAACTTCTATGGCTCCCAAATTTGGTTCAGTTTCTAAAGCCTACATTACTCAAGATCAACAAATAACCCCAACCTCGACTGACCCTATTAATAATCCGTTGGCTTTAAATTTATATGTGTTAACTTACAATATTAATAAAAAATTAAGTTTGGTAAATGAAGCAACAAAAGAAAATTTGAAACTTTACTTAGACCAAAATAGGATGATGACAGATGCAATTAATATTAAGGATGGGTATATTATTAATTTTGGGGTAGATTTTGAAATTAGTGTAGCTTCTAATCAAAATAGTAATGAAGTATTAACTAATTGTATTAGTGCTATTCAAGATTTATATCAGATAGATAATATGCAACTAAATCAACCAATAGTTAAAAGTGAATTATATACTAGATTATATAAGGTAAAAGGGGTACTTAATGTTTCTAAATGTGAATTTACAAATAAGACAGGAGAGGACGCAGGTTATAGTAAGTATAGGTATGATATGAAATCCTCAGAAAAAGATGGAGTAATTTACCCTAGTTTAGACCCTATGATATTTGAATTGAAAAACCCTAACTCAGATATTAGAGGGAAGGTTGTTACAAGTGGGGGAGAAAATTAACATTTAATTAAAAAAAATGGCAAGATATTTTATATTTCCGGATAAAGATTCTACAATCTATGAGGATAAAGGAATAATAAGTAAAAAATACCTCAACACGGGTAAGGATGAAATTCTGCAATTAGAAAAAGGAATCATCACATCTACTACTATAAATAACAGTAGATTTTTAATATCGTTTAAAACATCAGATATCCAAGATGTTATCAATAATGAAATAAATACAAATAACTTTACTGCTTCTTTAAAACTATATACAACCGAAAATTTTAGTTTAGGTCAAACACAATCTATAGAAGTATTTCCAGTAGCCGAACAATGGTCAAATGGTACAGGACACACAGCCGATCAACCACAAAAAACAGATGGGGTTAGTTGGGTTTATAGGACTGATAAAAATTTAGGCCAGAATTGG